TATACGCATCAATCCTAGTAATTACAGATTCGTAATCCCCAGTGAAGCGACGATTATTAACGTATTCAATTACTGGAACAGAACCCATATTGTGCTGTAGTGGCTTCTCCGTGATAGTAAAATCTGCCCCATGAAGCTTAGCTGTTGTTATATATTTTTCGTCCCAGAAAGTTAAATCATAATTATCTGCAATAGGGTTTCCGGATGAATCCAAGATTGGCGTATAGGCAATAGCAAAAAGCTTATTACGTTGAAATGTATTATCATAAACAACGATTGTATTGTAAACATCAAGCTTTGCAGATGAAATATTACCGTCATCATCTAGATAAACTAGCTCATAGCCACGCCCGAACATACTACAATCTTCTCCTATTTCAGAGTCGAGGTCAGAGATGGTTTGGCTTTTATAAACATCAAGAATTGGAGAAATGTCCACGCCTTTTGAGGCTTGATATTGCACAGGATTGCCCAATAAATGACCAACATTGAGAGTCGTAATATATTTGGCAAAATTATGATAAACCACAATGTCGTTTGGTTTCTTACGATTAATTTTAGGGTCATTATCAAAATACGATTCCAATATTGCATAATCAACAATATACCTCTTATGCTTCTCAATCAACTTCTTAATTATGTCTCCAGTCAATTGAGTCCCTCTTGGTAGTGTAAAAGTTTTTCGTTTCATTTTCTTCCTCCTAGAAACTTATTGCACGATCTAGTCGTGATTCTTCATTGCTCGACGCCCATGTCGGTCTCCTGTCATCTCCACAAACGAATTCATAGATACTTGCGAGAACATCAAGAGCGTCATCATGAGCGTTCTTACCTTTTCTCTGGTAACTCATCACCTCACCTGTTTGTAGAACTCAGGGAAACGAGTCCTCCAATTAGGTGGCATATATACATGATTTTGGACCCAGGCTGAGCTTGCAAGGATGCGAGACTCCTTATTATGTGTTTGCGGCACACTCTCAATCTGGGTACGATTAGAGTTATATCGTTCGTTCATAAGCCTTTGAACATTTCTGGCAAATCCACGTCCACCGTTATTAGATTCAATACGAGAAATATTTACTACACCACTAAATAAAAGCTCCGCGACCTTAGGTTCAGTCACTTCCATAGCTTCATCTGAAAATACTAAATCACTAATATAGAACTCTTTTTCGAACACAATGCCATTAATTGAGCAGAGAAAATCAGAGCCAGTGTCAGCTGTATCAGTGAAGTTTATAACCTTGCCCGATGGCAGTTTTTCCCACTCCTTAAATTCTGAGTATAATCGTCCTTTTATGTCTATCGGCGTCTGATTATAGTTTGCTTCGAAGATGTCGACATTCATTTCACGCTTGATGAGGTTCATGTCTTTTTCGCTCAAGATATCTTCACAGAGCATTTCACCTTTGTCATTCTGAACGTGATACTTAATAATCTCGCATTCATCTTGGAACGCATCCATAATACGTCCAGCTAGATCCCTTGAAGACCATCTAGTCATGATGATAATGCACTTCTTCTGACCCTCAAGCCTCGATAGCATAGTATTTACGAACCATTGATAGGTGTTATCTAGTGCTGTCTCGTTGTACGCTTCCTCAGCCGATTTAATAAGGTCGTCGCAAATTAGGTAATCACAACCAAAGCCAGTTGCTGTACCGTTCGGAGAGGTAGCTAAATATGAAATTTGACTCTGGCCGTCTATGGTCCATTTCTTAGCGCTCGCATCACCGTATTTAACTTTGGTTTTAG